TAAATTATAATGTACTTGATTTCGTAAACAATGAGATACAGATTTTTTAGTATGACTTATAAATATTTGTAAACCATATTTTTCGATTGCATTCCCATCTAAATAAGCTTGCGATATTGCCCATTTCCACATTTGTCGAGTGCGAGAATTTAATCTCGCCTCAACATTTTGTGTATGATTATTAAAGCTCATCGATATCCTCCAAAGTTATTGCTTTGTGATTAAACTCAAGATCATTAAGATCTAAACTATTGTCGATATCGTAATATCCTCCATTAATTTTATCTAAAGCTTCTTCAGGAGTCATCGCCATTACAGAAACACCAAGTTTAGTAATGCATTGTAGATCAGTAATAAAAGTTTTTTCTTCGTCTTCTTTTACTTTTATTTCTCGTTCTTTAATTTCTAAAATATTAGCATCAGTAATTAAAACTAATTCTTTAAAATTATTTATCTTTTTAGTTAAATCTAAAAGAGAATTAGCTTCAATAGTTTGTGACTTAATAATATTAGAATTATTAGAAGTGTATGTTAAGTCGTATAGTTTATTTTTATTATCCGTCATTTTATTAACCCTTTCCATAAGTTATTTATTAGTGTATCCTATACATTAGTGTATGAATGTACATATAAAAAAATCATTTGTTTATTTATATATTCCACTCTGTTCCTTGAACCCCGATGATAGTAGATAAATATTCTACTGCTTTTTTAGAATTACCACCGATATTCCATTGAGTGATATTCCAAACATCTTTGCCTTTAGATCCAAGATAATTTCTTCCATTCTTATAATTATATAATGTAGCTTTAGTTCCATCAGAGAATTCTATTCCCCATTCTACATCACATTTATAATCATCAAAGATCTCTAAAGGTTGCGGTAATTTATTTATAAGATTTTCATAAGTAGTTTCGATGTGACCTTGAAGACACGTACCACCTGTATTATTAGATCTCTTATAATTGATTGTTGTATTTACTTTTATTTGATTAGTCATTTTATTAACCCTTTCCATTAAGTTATTTATAGATCCATCCTACAAAGTTAATTTTTATTTGTACAATATTATTTTAAAAATATTTACTGATGTGACATTAATGCACAAGTGTATCATTTATATCACAGTGTTACATTATTATCACGTCGTAACAATTCGTAACAATCCACTTTATAATCATTATAAACTACAGATCCATGTGCTCATGTGTATATATAATAAGAGCGACGACAAAAAAACCAAAGTGCCCACACAAAAACATAAGAGCAAAAACAAACGAGCGCGCGACACAAACGAGCCATTTGATTATTTAAAGATAAAATATCTGTTGTTTGTTATTGATACATTTGATTTCCGGACGACATTGTGACGAAATGAGTGACATATGGCTGCAAAATCGCGGAGGGGGCTAATCGCGCCTATGTATATCAATAAGCCTCTGAGATTTTTCTACCGGAAACGCGGGACTAAACACGTGGGATCTTTGTAACCTTTAGTACGTTGGAAGTCGGCATCGTAGTGATATTCCCAACGTCTCCAAGGGTCCCATCGTCATTAAAGTTTACATCGGCCACAAGTATATGGACTTCTTTGTCATGTCTAATCAACCAACCAGAACTGATACATGTGGTTACTTTACTATTCATTGCGTCCTTGAGTGTCTTCCAAGATGAATCACTGTTGATGTCCGACCATGTTACTTGTACATAATCAGCATCTAGAATATCTTTAGTGACTTTTGGGTATTTCATTTTGTTGCGAAGAGCTCCTATTGGGAGAGAGACCATAAGAGCCCTTCTCTAATAGAGGTTCCTATCTGTCTATCTCGGTTATAACTATCCATGACATACACAAGGGGCATACCGATACGTGTACCAATTTCTAGGTATATAAACATACTCGGGACTAGATTAAAAGCCACCACACGCGCTCTGGTGCGGTCTAATTAATCCAATTTGTAGCACGTTGGCGTCTACCAGTTGCATTTTCCATGAATCTATCTAAATCCTTTTGTAACATAGTTTCTCTGTGTTCTACTCCAGCTTGGTCTTGATCTACATCCATTACTGTTGTCCAATAGTTCACAGCCATACTCAAACAATCTAATAAGTCATCATGTCTTAATGAACCTTTGTCACGTGTTAATCTACTCATCTGAAAGAATAATCTATGATCTTGTTCATGATTATTAAAATCATTCCATATAAGTTTGTCATCAACAATAAGTCTATGTTGATTCATCACTGGTTCCAATGTGTCTATGATTCTTTTTTCTTTTTGAACATTATGTTTTACTTCTTCAATACTACAAGGATAATACTTTTGTAATATTGGTTGTAATATTTGAAGAAACATTCCATCTCCAAAGTTACTTTCAACAACTATTTGATTTACTTTTTGTTTTTTAGCTGCTGATACAATTCTTTTTAATGTTACTTCTTCATACCCACCATCGAGGGCACCGAAGTCGGTAATATATAGGCATCCGTGTAGCATTTTCACTACGGTATATGCAGTTTTGTCGGCGCCACGTCCACTTGGGTCGATAGCAAGTACAGAGCCTTCGTATTCCTTATATTCATCACTTACATGCATTGGAGCTGTATAATAATCTCCTTTTAAGCCTACGTTTGGAATATCTGGGTCTAAACTTTTAATATTTTCTTGTCCACTTGCCCATAATACTTTTGTTGGAGCTTCATTCCATGAACTACAACCTGATAATACTATTAAATCATTAAGTTTAAGTGGGTATCTATTCATATCAGATAGTGTTGTATCTAACATGAATTGTAATGCGAAACCTGAACGACCATATGAAGCTTCACGTTCTAATAAATCTGTTTCATCAAAACGTTTTGCATCTACTGGATCACCAGGTTTTCCTTTTTTCTTAATTAGTTTAGGTGCTAGTTTGTTTCCATAATTAATACGTTGTTGATCGTTAGGCATTCTAGCAGGCCATATACGTGTTTTAAATCCACGTTCTTCTAAACTATTATATAAACTAAATTCTGTTTGTGGTGTTCCTAGAAATACAATTCTTCCGACTTCTGGTTTAATAATCGCATCAAATTCTTTTACAGTTTCACTTAATCTATCTCTCATTAATTGTGTTTGACTATTATTTGCGGACTCAACGTCATCTGCAACAATAAGATCAGCACGTGATCCTGTTAATTGTGATGTTACACCTAATGATTTAACTGAAGGGGCATGTGAAGCTCTTGCTGGTCCAACATCAAAACTAATTTTAGAGTGTCTTTGATCATTTCTCGGTTGTAAATGTTCTAATATTTCCATTTCACTAATTAATCTTTGAGTAAATGTTGAGAAATCATCAGATCTACTTTTAGATGCTGATACAACTAATATATTTTTTTGTGGATCTACTAATAATTGATGACATACAAAAGCAGATGTAATCCATGATTTACCTACACCACGAAATGCTTCAATAACTAATCTTTTAGGACCATGTTGCAAAAAATCTGCAATATCATATTGAATAGGTGTTGGTTCTGGTAAATTTAAGTGATTCCAAGTTAAATACAAAAAGTTTTTAAAATCTTTAAGTCTTGGATCCATTATTTTTTCGCTCTATTTTTACTTCTAGACATAACTCTTAAATTTCTTCTTGAGTTATTACGTGGATTACCATCACGATGATCTATATCTCTTCCATCACCTTTTCGAACTCTACCAGCTTTAGCTAAAGAACGTCTTGCTTTGTTTCTTGACGCTCTATCTTTTTTTGCTTTAGTTGTAGAACCGTAAGATAAATATTCTTGTCTATAGTTTCTCTTCTTCATTTTGGTCCTTTTCTAATTCATCAAATGGTAAATTTTCAATTATGTTTTTTGGTTTTTCTTTTTCCTCAATGCCATAAGCTTTGGAAATATCTAAACATACTTTTAAATCACTCGCAGATAGTTCTACGCCACTAGATAATTTTTGGTGTGCTTGATCTATTAATAATTTTGTTATTTGTTGTTTTTTATCTTGCGTCTTTGTTGATTCGCTCATTATTCCACTCCTGTACATCAAACGCTGGACAATCTTTTTTACTTATTTCATTATGTCCAATAACTTTAACTCCTAAATATTTATCTTCTAGTTGATCTATTAGGTAGCCAAAACTATTCCATTGGTCTGGTGTGAAATTATTTTCAGCTTTTTTGTGATCATCTTGGTTAACTCCGCCAATTAAACAAACACCAAGACTATTGTGATTATAACCCAAAGCATGTGCGCCTTGAGTTTGTTCATCACGACCTGTTTCTACATTACCATTTCTTTTAATAACATAGTGATAACCTACATTATCAAATCCACGTTCTTTGTGCCAAGTATCAATAGTTTTAATATCGATATCTTGAGATGGTCGTGTTGCAGAACAATGCACCACAATATATTTTACGTCCATTTAGAATATCCAATTTAAAATTATTAAAAGTATTACTGCTGCACAAAATCCGATAATTCTTCGGCCTTTTTTAGTTAGAGTTTTACTCCACCAAATATATACTCTTTCCCATGTACTCATAGTCCACTCCTTTGTAGTTGTTCATAAAGTTCAATTAATATTATGATACCAAGTTCAATTACTAAAATTGTATGATATATGGTCCATAATATTGTTTGTTTTTGTTGTTTTTTCATTTCTTTAATTTCTTAGCTATTAAGTCTGTTACTTTTATTCCAAACGAACTTGCGATTGCTGCAAGTAATGCATAAATGTACCAATCAGGTAATGAATTAAGTACATCAAAACCTTCTTTTAACTTTGCAACCCATTCTGGCTTGTTTAAAAATATTGCTAAAAACACAATTAATAATGGAACACTTAGTAATATTGTAAACCATTCGTCACGCCAAGAATCTTTCATATTTTTTTGAGCAACTATTTCATACTCAATTTTACCTTCAGCCATTTTTTCAAAATGTTTTTGTTCTGCTAAAGCTTTTAATTCTTTTGTTTTGGATTGTGTTTTTAAAACTTCAAAACCACCTTGTAATAAAGTGCTTACTAATCCCCACATTTTTTACATCCATATTTACATTTACATTTTGTATTCCATACTTTTGTTAATATTATACAAAGTATAATTAAGTTTAATACAGCAATGTCATTATTTAATATGGTTAATAAAGTATTATACGCCATTAATTTTAGTTCCTTTCTCTAATTTTAAATCTTGTTCTACACATTGAAATCTTATGTAAATTTTATGGTGATTAACTTGTTCTTTTCCTAATTCTTTTGATTTGTTTAATGATTCTTGATACCCAGAAACCATACAATCATAAAAATTATCATATACTTTATTATAAGCTTGAGGTGGTAAACACTCATTAGCAAGTGCAGAGCACATAATTAGTATTAAAGATATTTTCATTTTTTATGTTGTCGTTTCTTGTGTTTATTCATTGATGACCATTTAATTCGAGAAGGATTTTTTGATATGCTTGTTTTTTTAAATCTTGCTTGCGAGTCGTGTTCGACTTTTGCAAAAAGATTATTTTTCTTTTTGGCCATTTAATAAAAATTAATAACTCCTCTGATGCATAAAATAACAAAGCACAATTCCATTAATCCTCTTGGAATGTCTCTGTCTTGGTAGGCAAAATATGCCCATAATGATGTTGATATTGCTGATATTCCCCAACCTAATGAAAAATAATCAGTATTAGTATTTGTTAAGATCCATGTTCCTAACATTGTGAAAGCGAATGCAAACCATCTTGCCATAGTCACTCTCCATAATGTTAACCTACTAATGCATCTTTTATAATCATTATAAACTGCGCTAGCATCATAACGCCAACTGTCCATAATATTTTATTAATTTGAGAAATAGATTTTTCAATGTGAAATAAGTGATTATTTTTTATCGTATCTAAAGATTGATTAATAAGTTTTATATCGCCTTTAATTCTTTCTATTTCTATATTTAATTCGTTTGTATCTTTCATTATGTTTTGTTAAACAATCTTTTTAATTTACAAAAAAGACAATGTTCGACTCCTAATAATTTTCCAAGTTTATTTATAAAATTTTTCATTATGCTACATATCTAACAAGAACTACTCCTGTTCCTCCATTTTTTCCTTGACCATTACAAGCTCCACCACCAGAACCACTATTAGTTAATCCTGCTGTTGAACCAGAAATATCACCAGAAGCTACGCCACCAGTACCACCGCCACCATAGCCACCTCTAGGAGAGCCATAAGCTCCACCGCCGCCACCTGCTAAATATAAAGTGTTAGGATTTGAACTTAATCCACTTGTTGGATTACCAGAGCCGTCAGTTCCTAAATCAGCCGCAAATAATAAAGCCGCAGTTGAAGCGGCGTCACCAACAAAAGTTGAATGACCATTACCACCTACGTTTTCTCCAGACCCAGGGTCGCCGACACCATTTTGTCCTGCTCCACCTGCTCCACCGCCGCCACCACCGTTACAGCAGTTAAATCCATTACCACCTGCGTTACCATAAATAGTTCCACCAGTAGAATTTCCAGTTATAGCACTTCCACCATTAGCACTTGAAGTGTCACCAGAGTTAGGGTGTCCTGCACCTCCTCCAGAGCCACCATTAGAACCGTCACCAGAGTTTGAGTTTCCACCTGATTTACCTTGTATTCTACCTCCAGAACCACCGCCTTCAGCAACTACAAGTGAACCAAATGAACTATCTCCACCGTTTGTTGTATGTCCTGCACCATTAACTGTACCACTACCTGCACCACCAATCGTGACAGCATAAGTTGAATTTGATAAAGTTTTACTAGCACCCCATACTAAAGCACCTGCACCACCTCCACCGAAACCTGCACCGCCTCCGCCTCCAACTACTAAAACATCAGCAGTTGAAATACTTTCTCGTGTAAATGTGCCGTTACCAGTAAAGATGTGCATTTTATATGTTACGCCACCATAACTATAAGTAACAATAGAGTTACCACCAGTTGCAGGGACAATAGAAATAATACTAAAAGACCTATCTGTAGTTTTACTTCCTGCGGTTGCTCTCATATTAAAATTATAAGTTGCGGCACTACCGCCAACAGTTCCAGAAATAACTCCTGTACTTGTGTCTAAAGTCATGCCAGTTGGAAAACCACCAGAAACTTTTGAATAAGCTATTGTATCACCGTCTGCGTCTGTTGCTGTTACAGTTTTACTTGCACTTGCACCAACAGTTACATTACCTAATGAACCTGCGGTAGTTGACCAAACAGGTGCAGAGTCAACATTAATATGATTATCTAAAGTTGCTTGTAATCCACTAGCTGAAATAAATCTAACATCATAAGGTTCTTTTGCATTAGTAAATGAACTTCTTGCAACAACGGCGTCATAATTTGAAGAATTTATAAAAGTTGATGTTGTGGCTGTAACTTCAGTTGCGTCATTAGCAATAAATTTTATTGTTCCACCAGTAGTAAAGTTTGTTCCAGTTACTCTAATAGTAATATTACCACTGACTTGTGTATCTATATCTGTAACGTCTGTAGAAATAATTGTAGGTGTAGGTTCTAATGTAGAAAATGAACCGTCTGTATTTCTTCCTTCAAAAAATCCTGTAGTTGTATTATATCGCCATTGACCAGTTGTAGAGCCACGCTGTGCCGTAGTACCAGTAGCAACTTTTGTACCTGCTGTTCCAGTATCGACTATATCTTCAAATTTAAAGTCAGCTATGTCCCTAGCTTTTGTCATATCGTACTTCTCCTTAATTTATGTAATTATTATTCTGATTTTGGAAAATCGCTTTTCACTTTTGCAATAGCGTCTACCCAAGTTGTTGTTCCATTTACGGAATCCCAATATTGCATATCCAGTTGTTTTTGAACATTTGGGTATGCTTCTTTTCTTGGATAAATGTGTGCGTCTCTTGTCGCTATTTCACTTACTTTAGCGTCTAAAGTTGCTTTATCTATTTGTTCTTCAGGCTTATTCCATGTAATCATTTCATAAGTTTCTGTTTCCCCTTGTGGCACTGTTATTTTAACTTGTGTATTAGGGTTTATTTCTAAGATTGCTTTTAAATATTTACTCATTATGCTTCGTACTCCATTATTACTATTTCACTGTGTGTATGTCTGTTTGGTGTATCAGTATTATTAACATACGGATTAAAATTTAATTTATGTGCGTGATTTCTTGTACCACTTACTGCTCCTGCATAGTTAAAAGTCATGTTTCCAGTTCCTTGCACTTCACTTGAAGAAGCACCATTCCACCAAATATTGTCCGTCATTACAAAAGCACCTACTGAGGCTTCATCATGATACCAACCAAAGACTCTTGCGTCATAACCCATATTTCTATATGCACTTTCTTTTCCTGTAACCCAAGCAACAGTACCATGAAAATTTGTAGAACTGTGTCCTAAACAATAATGAACCTTCATTAAGATATGTGAATTAGATTGTTGTTTATTATATGTGCCACTTATTTTTCCATAATCAGGATAATATGTAGAACCAGTTAATAGAGTTCCACTTTGTGAAAATGATACTTCAGTATCACTAAAGTATACTTTTTCCATTCCAATTAATTTTCCTGTGCTTGGTGCGGCAAATTCTAATGCACTTGCACCTGAATTTACTTGAACAACTTGTCCTGCCGTTCCAAGTGAAGTTAATCCAGTACCACCTTTTGCTACTGGGATTGTTCCTGTGACTTTTGCTGTAGATAAATCTACTGCATTATCAGGAAGTGTAACACTACCACTAGACAAATCTAAAGTTTGACCTGATGGCAATGCAACTGTAGTTGATGTAGAGCCTTCAATTTGGTCTACTTTTATTTTACTAGCCATAGTATTTTTCTCCTTTTTATATTATTTCTAGTGTTCCATTACCTGCAATAGTCCATACTGCATTTCCTGTTACACTAATTAAACCTTTCAAAAACGAATTTTGCGTTGATGAAGTTGTTGTTGTTGTGTTTGCAGAAACAGTATTATAATTTGAAAATACGTTTCCTGCTGTTGTTAATTCAGACGCTTGTATTGTCTGAAATTCTACTGCGTTTCCTGCCGAGTTCATGGCAAGAGCCTGTCCTGCTGTTCCAAAACTTGCAGGTGTATCTGTTAAATCTTTAATTGATATGTTTGCTAATTGAAATGTGCCGTATGCTACGACCATTAAAATATCATTAACACTTGCACCACTAGCAAGTACAACACTTGTACCTGAAGTTGCTGTGTAGTCTGCATTTGCAAGTTTTACTCCGTTTAAATAAACATCAATAAATCCTGCGTCATAAGCCATAACAGCAGAATTAGAATCTGCACCACTAAATGTTGTTTGACCTGCTGTTGCTGTATATTCAAATCTGTTTGATGTTCCATTAACAGTTGATCCGGCTGCTGCCCAACCACTTGCTTTATAAACTTTTAACTCATTTGCAGTCGTGTCGAAGTAAAGATCTCCAATATCGTTTGAACTTGCTGGAGCTGAACTTGAAATTCGATATCTATCAGCAAAACTATTTACTCCAGTAATGTTAGTTGCGACGGTTCCAATATTTGTATTTGCGCCCGCGACTGTATTTATATTTGTATTATTGCCCGCAACTGTATTTATATTTGCGGAATTTGAATTTACAGCATTAATATTAGTCGAATTATTGTTTACTGCGGTTACTGCCGCACTAATTCCTGCAACGGAAGTTACATCTGATGATATACCCGCTACTGTATTTATATTAGAGGCATTTGAAACTGCAGAATTAATATTACTACTGTTT